ATAAAACATACAGGCAAAAACAGCAGAAATGCAAAACACAAAGGCTAATACAGGAGAAACTATTATGGCAACTTTGGCAGAAATTAGAGCAAAACTAAAGCAATCAGAACAAAAAGGTTCTGGCGAACGCACAGGCGGAGATAAGTCAATTTATCCGTTCTGGAACTTAAAAGAAGGTGGCGAGTCCGTTATGCGATTCCTACCAGACGGCAACACAGATAACACATTTTTCTGGGTTGAACGTGCAATGATCAAACTTCCCTTTGCAGGCATCAAAGGCGAATCAGAAAGCAAACAAATCACAGTACAAGTCCCATGCGTAGAAATGTATGGCGACACATGTCCAATTCTTTCAGAAGTACGTCCTTGGTTCAAGGATCCAGCATTGGAAGATATGGGTCGTAAGTACTGGAAAAAGCGTTCATACATTTTCCAAGGTTTCGTTGTTGAAGACGGACTAGGCGAAAAGACTGAAGATCAACCAGAAAATCCAATCCGTCGTTTCATCATCGGCCCACAGATCTTTACCAGTATCCGTGCGGCACTTGTTGATCCAGAATTGGAAGATTTGCCAACTGACTTCGTACATGGCTTGGACTATCGCATGAAGAAAGGTAGCAAAGGCGGTTATGCTGACTACTCAACATCAAGTTGGGCACGTCGTGAGCGTCCATTGAATGATATGGAACAAGCGGCTATCAAACAACATGGCTTGTTTAACCTGTCAGACTTCTTGCCTAAGAAGCCAAGCGAAGTTGAATTGAAAGTTATGAAGGAAATGTTTGAAGCTTCAGTTGACGGTGAGCCATATGATATGGAACGTTGGGGACAATATTTCAAACCAGCTGGTATGGGCCAAAACACAGGCGATCCACAAAAGCCAGCAACTCCTAGAGCAACACCTGCACCAGCGGCAAGTGATGACTACGATGACACTCCTGCTCCAGTAGCAAAAGCGGCTCCTGCTCCAGCACCAAAAGCTGAAGCAAGTGCAGGCGGCGATTCACGTGCCCAAGACATCTTGGCAATGATTCGCAATCGTCAGAAAGCATAAAGTAAACACGGCATGGGCCTCTGCAACCTAGTTGTACGCCCGTGTTATCACGCCTACAAGGAGAATAATTATGGCAACAGCAAAAACAGTAAAATCATTCGGTGACAAATTGACCAAAGTGAATGAGTCATTCACTATCAATATGTACGACAACGGCTTCATGGTAGAAGCAGGTGGACGCAACAAGAAAGGCGATTATGTCAATGCCAAGATCTTGTGTAACACACTAGACGAAGTTGTTTCGCTAGTACGCGAAGCATGTGAAATGGACAGGGACGTTTAATATGGCTACCAAAGCGTTCGATTTATCAAAGTTTAGAAAAACTTTGACCAAGTCAATCGACGGGCTTGGAGTTGGATTTAATGATCCTACAGATTGGGTCAGCACAGGTAACTATACACTCAATTATCTTATTAGCGGTGACTTTCACAAAGGTATTCCATTAGGCAAGGTAACTGTATTTGCCGGCGAATCTGGTGCAGGTAAAAGTTTTATCTGTTCAGGTAATCTAGTGCGCAACGCCCAAGCACAAGGCATTTATGTTATCTTGATCGATAGCGAAAACGCACTTGACGAAAGCTGGTTACACGCATTAGGTGTAGACACTAGCGAAGATAAACTACTCAAGCTCAATATGGCTATGATTGATGATGTGGCTAAAACTATCCACGAATTCATGAAAGAGTATAAAGAAATGGCAGAACGTCCTAAGGTCTTATTTGTCATAGACTCATTGGGTATGTTGCTTACCCCTACCGATATCAACCAGTTTGAAGCGGGAGATCTAAAGGGCGACATGGGTCGTAAACCTAAAGCACTTACAGCTCTAGTGCGTAATTGTGTTAATATGTTTGGATCCTATAATGTCGGAATGGTATGTACTAATCATACATACGCAAGTCAAGATATGTTTGACCCAGATGACAAGATTAGTGGCGGACAAGGATTTGTCTATGCAAGTAGTATTGTTGTTGCTATGAAAAAACTCAAACTCAAAGAGGATGAGGATGGCAACAAGGTAGCAGACGTAATGGGTATTCGTGCGTCATGCAAAATTATGAAGACTCGTTATAGTAAACCTTTTGAAACTGTACAAATTAAGATTCCATACGAAACAGGTATGAATCCTTATAGCGGTATGGTCGATATGTTAGAGAAGCAAGGCATTTTAAAACAAGAAGGCAACAGACTCAAGTATGTTGATCCTACTACTGGTGAGGAATTCAAATTCTACCGAAAAGAATGGAAAGATGATAAATTAGATATGATAATGAACAATTATCACATTAAACCTTTAACAACAACCATTCCTGAGGAGATAGAAGAAAATGTTGAGTGAAACACAAATCGGTGATGTATGGCTTATGTTTGTCGAATACATTGATAAGAAACAATTGGAAACGGTAGCGGAACGATATGTCGATCTGCTGGCAGATTTCGGTGTTAGCGATCGTGTATTTAAAGATGCCATCGGCGTCGATGAGATTCTAGATCAAGCAATTGGTTACTATCTCAACGATGACGAAGATGGCGAAGAAGACTACGACGAATTGGATTTCTAATGGGTTGGTATACTGATATTGCTAAAGATATTGGCAACATTCCTGATGCAGTTGCGTTCTTTGAAAACGAGTTAATCGAAGCTCGCAAAGAATGCCGACTCACTGGAAACATTGAAAAAGCCTCGGCAAGTATGCCTGGTGTAGTTGAACACAGATTTAATCAACTACAAGAAATTGAAGCAATATTAGAATATCTTAACATTGAATTGCGCCGTCTTAAGAGCGGTTTCTTTCGAAAATATCTTGAAAATTATCAAAGAGCATTATCGTCAAGAGACTGCGAACGCTATGTTGAAGGTGAAGCAGATGTAGTTGATATGGAAAAAATTATCAACGAATTTGCTTTACTTCGCAACAAATGGCTTGCTATTATTAAAGCACTTGACCAGAAACAATGGCAAATTACCAACATTGTAAAATTGCGTGTTGCAGGAATGGAAGATGCATCATTATAATTAATTTGCCCAAAATCACCTTAATAGGCCTTAAATAATATTGAGGCCTATTTTTTTCTAAGAGGTTGATTCTTTGAAAAAAATAGTATATACTTACTTTATATGACAACTATAGATAATCTCTTACTTAACATTGTAAATGATACTGCTCCTACTATCGAAGAGCAACTTGCTCCAAGAGACAGTAGGGTCTTAAGAAGTCTTGTAACTTCAATTTCTAGCCACTTGTTTATAACTGAAAATCAAGCGGGTCTAATCTTAAAAATATTAAAAGAAAACTCAAAAAAACTTTCGAACTTTACTTCAGAAATTGACCAAGCAGTTTCTAGACCCGTATGGAGTAAGCCTTTTAGGAAAATAGAGCAAGTACGTAAAATGTATATTTTTAAAAATGAAGACCATGAACATTTTATAAAAATAGATTTTACATTTAGTTCGGAACTTAGAAAAATACTATCGGATTTGAATAGGAAACTAGATGATTTTTCTCAGTCCGCCCCCGACAAAAGTTATACAGCAGACTTAACTGAAAAAAATATTGTATTACTAGTAGATGCATTATCTCCGTTAGGTTTTGATATAGACGAAACTATTAAACAACATTATACAACTATAAAATCTTGGAATGAAAGTGAAATAAGAAATCAGTTTTTACTGACATCTATCGTCAATGCAAACTTTCAAAAATCCATTACCGAAGACTTAGGTCTGTCAACATCTATCAATCAACACATTATAAACGACAGAAGTATGCGGTATCAGTATATTACCGAAACTGCAAAAAACCCCGGCGAATCGTTAGTAGAATACATTGCAAATCGAAACAAATCCAAGATATGGGTTGACAAGAATCAACATTCTCTCATAGAAATAATTAGCAGTCTAAAAGAATTAAATCGACTTCCTTTACTAATAGTATTTGACAATTTAGTAAATGACAAATATAATACTAACTTAGATGTCCTGATAGAAGCACTAGATGCTAACCACATCTTTGATAAAGTTGGAATCTATTTTAGACTGCCGAACGATACTGTTGGTACTAATTTTAATAGCAAAATTAAAGAACGACAATACAATTATAACCTAAGCGATGATACTAAAGTAGCAGTCGTTGGTAGTGGAAAATTACCCAAGTTCTTTTTGAAAAATTCATGGACTCCGATGAGTATTATTTCTCTAGATACAAAGATGGGTCTAAGACACGGTAAAACTTCAGTTTATGCCAATTGCTGTGATCTGATAATCGAATGGGCAGAGAAAGAAGTTATGTTTGACAGAGTGATTCCTCAATGACAGTAAAACTAGTAATCAGAGACGAAGTTAATATCAAGTTTGAAAACTTGCCTCTAGACGCACGAAAAAAATTAGCCAACACATTTAAATACGAAGATCCTACTGCAAGATATCGTCCAGCATACAAACTAGGACGATGGGATGGCAAAGTAAGTATGTTCGGGCTAGGCGGTAATGGATATCTAAGTCAATTAGAAAGATGTCTCGGAGTCCTTGGTGAAATGGACATAGATGTCGATGAATTAGAAGACTTACGTACTACTAAACAGATTAATTTTGAATCAGTAACAGAAACATACTGGGCAGATTTAGGCAAGGTCTGGCCCAAAGGCCATCAGCAAGAAGGTCAGCCTATTATGTTGCGTGACTATCAAGTCGATGCAATAAACAAGTTTCTTACTAATACACAGGCCTTACAGGAGATTGCAACAGGCGCCGGAAAAACAATTACAACAGCAACACTAAGCCATCTTGCAGAAAAATATGGACGTACAATTACTATCGTTCCTAACAAATCATTAGTAGAACAAACAGAAGAAGATTTTATAAATGTAGGATTAGATGTAGGGGTTTACTACGGAGATCGCAAAGATCTTAACAAGACACATACTATTTGTACTTGGCAAAGTCTTAACATATTAGATAAAAAAAGCAAATCGCACGAGCACGAAATCGTTACCCTTGCAGAATTTCTTGACGGAGTTAGATGTGTAATCGTTGACGAGGTACACATGGCTAAAGCCGATGTATTAAAGAATTTACTTACACAAAACTTGTGTAATGCTCCTATACGATGGGGCTTGACTGGCACAGTTCCTAAAGGCGCTTACGAAGCCGAACCAATTTTTGCTAGCATTGGGCCAGTTGTTGGCGGAATTGCGGCACACCAATTACAAGAAATGGGAGTACTAAGCAACTGCCATGTGAACATAGTTCAAATGATCGATCTTCCAGAATTTAAACAATATCAGGAAGAATTAAAATATCTTGTGACTGATGACGATCGTATGATCTATATCAGCAAACTTATTAAAAAAGTATCGCTTACAGGCAACACATTAGTTCTAGTTAATAGAATTGATTCAGGCAAGTTTTTAATAAACGAATTACCCGAAGCAGTATTTGTCTCAGGCGAAGTAAAAACAAAAGATCGTAAAGAAGAATATGACGAAATTAAAACAAGCGATAACAAAATTATTGTTGCAACCTATGGTGTCGCGGCTGTCGGTATTAATATTCCTCGTATCTTTAACATGGTACTTCTTGAGCCTGGTAAATCGTTTGTTAGAGTTATTCAAAGTATAGGTAGAGGCATCCGTAAGGCAGAAGACAAGGACTTTGTCCAAATATGGGACATCACGTCCACATGTAAGTTTGCTAAAAGGCATCTTACAGAAAGAAAAAAATATTACAAGGATGCCAAATATCCATTTACTTTAGAAAAAGTGGATTGGCAAAAATAAGGAATCATGCAGATATTAACATTAGAAAACAAGACATTTTTATTAAACAATCTACCTGAAGAAGTAGACGAAAATACTAGATTTGCAGTACTGGACAACAGTACACCAAGCGAGCCAGATTTTTTCTTCATGCCGTTAATTTTTCTAGAAAGTTTTAATGCACCAGCAATAGTCTTGCAAATTGGTAACGATGAAGTTACGATGCCCATCGACTGGTGTATTGCTGTAGGAGACAGTACTAGTAGTTGTGACATTGAAATACTGCCCTTGACCAGCTTAAACGATCGGGGATTCGAAGCGTTATGTTTTAACCCATTAAGCAGTTTTAGAGTAGAATTCAAGCCCATTAAAATTATAAACTTCTACAACGATGTCAAATGGTACTTTCCTAAAATGAAAAATGGACAACTACTAGCTACTCCAACCAGAGGAGGAGAAAAACCAGATTGTGTATATTTTGTAAAAGAAATATCGAGACAAAGCGAAATAATTCAATTGGATAAACTTCTATGACTTTAAAAATAGGATACTTTCAACCTGTTACTATGTTTACTGATACAGTGCCTCCTGTTGAATTCAGTAAGATTTTTAACCTAGTAGACAAACTTCATATGCATCCAGAACTAGATAAATCTTTAGAAAGTACTAGTTTGCGCGGAGGACAACAGGTACAAGTTTATCCAAATGATTTAGATATAGATGTTGCATGGCTAGTTAAATGGTTAGAAAGTGTTTGCATCGCTTACATGGAGATAATTAATCAGCAATCGCTAGCAGAAGATCTAAAATATTGTAAACCTGTTATAACCAGTGTGTGGACAGTACAGCAATATGCCGGAGATTATCAAGAAATGCACAGTCACCCAGCCGGCAATATCAGCGGAAACATTTATGTAACATCTCCAGAATTTGAAGATAAAAAGCCTAGCGATGGACAGTTATTATTTAGACTTCCGCAAACTAGAGATGTCAGTAAGTTTATTATGGCAGATACTTGGAAGTATGACCCTGAGCCCGGCACATACGTAATCTTTCCAAGTTATATTCCACATACTGTATATCCGTGGAAGGGCGTTGGGCCCAGAACTGTTGTATCTTTTGACGCAAAATTAATACCAAAGGAGGAAGTATGATCACCAAAGAAAAATTAGAGCATCACATTAAGCACTTACAAGAAAAACACGATGCGTTCGATAAAGAAATTATCGAACTTTATAATCATCATGAAAACGATCTTAAAATTGAAACGCTTAAGAAATTAAAATTACATCTTAAGGACGAAATCGAAGCAACTAAGGTGAAGATGAATGGGCTCGCTTAAACCTGGTGCTACCTACATATATGAACGTAACGGCGATGAGGTATATGCTCGAGAATTTGGAACAACCGACCGTAAGCTAATTGGCTACAAATACGAAATGGAGAAGAAACCCGATCCTCGTACTAACGATGGCAGACCTTTGTATGAGCACATTCGAGAAAACAAGATGTGGGGTGAAATTCATCGCGAGGCGAAAACCAATCCCACTTTACAAAAGGCCTTGGATCGTGCTATAATGATATACAAATTGAGCAAGGATAAACTCCGTGAGTGATAAAATCGAATTAAAAGAAAAGATAGCATTTGTAGATTTAAATGTTCGTGCGGCATGGGATGAGATGACTCCTGAACAGCAGAAAAGTCTTAAGAGCGAATTCTTTATTTTGAATAGATATATCAGTAGTGCGCAGGACCAGAAGCGAGAAATACAAGAACATTTTGTATTAACTGTCAATGAGTACTTTAATAAAAACTGGAATGATATACAAAAACATCCTAAACTATTGTGGTTGTTATTGTGTATGTGCAGTTATAACGGCGAGAAAACCTTTTATCATAACTGGCAAGGATTTAAGAAAAAAGCGGGTAACGGCGGGAAACGTGCAAAGTTTTTAGAAGAATTGTATCCTAATCGTAAGTTAGATGAATTAGAAATGCTTGCAGATTTATCAACAGACAAAGATCTTAAAGAGCTAGCAAGACAGTATGGCATGGATGAAGCGACAATTGCCAAGAAATTAAAATGATGACACTAGTGACACAACCGTATGTATGTGGATATTGCAACAAAGGTTTTATGCAGGAAAAAACCTTGTTTGTGCATGTGTGTGAGCAAAAACGACGAGCATTAGCTAAAACAGAAAAGCATGTAATATTGGCCTTTGATGCCTTTCAAAAGTTTTTTAAACATGCGCAACCCAACGTTAAAGAAAAAACATATGAAGAATTTTGTAAGAGTCCTTATTATAACGCCTTTATTAAGTTTGGCAGTTTTATTAGTAATGTCAATCCTCTCCACCCGGAAAGGTTTACCACCTATGTTGTCACCTCCGGTGTCAAACTGGACCACTGGTGCAGAGACGAACTCTACGAACAATACGTCTTCAACCTCATCAAAACCGAAGCAGTCGAAACAGCCCTCCAAAGAACGATCCAAACAATGATGGCATGGGCCGATGCGCATCAGTCACAGTGGAATCATTATTTCTTATATGTCAGCTTGAGTAGAGCGTGTTATGATATTAAAGATGGAAAAATTAGTCCGTGGATGATTTTAAACTCGTCCAACGGCAAGGCAATGCTACAAAAATTCAGTGATGAACAATTGAATCATATACAGACTATTATAGATCCTCCTTATTGGGTCAGCAGATTTAAAAAACTTCCAGCAGATGTTGAATTGGTCAAACAAGTTGTTAAAGAGAGTAAAATATAATGCCAGATATCGACATTGACTTTGCTGACAGAACAAAAGCATTAGCAGTATTAAAGCACATTGATGCTCGGATTGATGCTGATAAAAAGCACAACACTGGCGTATACTGTACTAGCATCCCGTACGACCCAATTACCGGGATAAGTACATTAAATTATAAAGAAGCGGAAGAAAGAGGATATTTTAAGATAGATTTTTTAAATGTAAGTGTCTATGAAAATGTTAAAAGTAAAGAACATTTAACTAAATTATTGGAGACAGAACCATTATGGGATTTACTCTTGGAAGACGACTTCGTGAACAATTTGTTCCACGTGAATGGGCATGGGTCTATTCTTCGGCAGATGAAGCCTGGATCTATAGAGCAGTTGGCGGCAGTACTGGCGATGATCCGACCAGCAAAGCGGTATTTGATTGGGAAGGATTGGAATACGGTGATGACGGAGATTTGGACGAAGCCGGAGAATGATGAGTACTTTTTTAAGAAGGCACATGCTATTGCCTATGCACATGTAATCGTTGTGCAGATCAATTTAATTTGCGAAAACTTACTTAACTTTACGGACTAATTGTACACTTTTACGTTTAACACGTTTCAGTGTAAGATTCATTAGATTAACTACTGGGCCCAGTAATATTCTAGTATCTTTACTATTGAATGTTTTAATGGCATAGAAAAAGGGCTGGATTTGTTCTCTACAGAATATGCTGATAGGAAATTGGCGGTTAGATTCCCACCACCAAGTTTCACCTATTTCTAGTAGAGCTGTCTTTTCTTCCGGAGTACGCAAGGCGTTTAAATCATAGAAACTAGTTACATATTGATCTTGATTTATTATGATGCCTACATATTCGGTATCGCCGTAGGTTAACACGCTGATAAAAGGTAAGTTTTGTTCTATATCGTCTCTTAATTTTGCCATAAATACTTTATAAAGGTTCCTGCCAAATGCAAAAAATTCAAAGTTATTTATATCCTAACAGAGTCATATTGATAGCCGATTTGGCAGGTTTCACGGTGGAGAACAAAATAGTGTACGCAAGAACAATAAAAATATATAACGGTGTCGATAATGTCATTCAGTTCGATATTCAGAACGCTGATCAGAAGCGTATTGATTTATCTACACTGTCTAACATTGAATTAAATCTAATGGACATGTCGGGTAACGAGTTAGCTGAAAGTCCTTATACTGTTACGCCAACTGCAATTACTGGTATTGCTACAGTTACTATTCCTTCCGAAGATTTAATTGACTTATCAGATCAAAATCTAAAATACAGCGTTACTGCAACCAGCGGCAACAATACAATTATGCTGTACTGTGATAGCAGATTTGGAGCAGTTGGCACTATTCAGCTGATAGGCAATGCTATGCCAACTATT